GGATGACTATCAAGAGTGATGATGAAAGTGTGAATGTGGTTCGGTATTGATAATGTTTTCATGTTATTTGTTTGCTGATATTACGTCCATGTGTGGAATTGTCTCTACCTTGGTTATCGCCAGAGCTGGCATTGCATCCCACTCGCGGCCTTTTGAGTCAATGTATCCCAATGGCTCGTCTTGGTATGGCAAATGACTTTTTAGTATTCGCTGAAACCCCCTATCTAAAAGTTCTCGCACCATTTGAGCATTGCTATAAGTTTGAACCTTTTGGCTCACGTTTAGCTCGTCGCATTCTATTGTCCATGTTACCATAATTATTCCCCCTCGTTAATTTCCAGCTGGTCCTCGCGCACTTCATAACAATTGTGATTTCTGTCAGTTATTAAGTGATATCCAACATACTCAGAGGATCCACTTATAACGCATGGTTTACCTTCGTATATCACAGATGCTCCGATCTTAGAACCAAAAGCATTGTTCAATTTATTTCGTTCCTGTTCATTCATAATGATTTATTCCCCCTAGTTAATTTCAGTAAAAACAATTTCAAGACGCGGATTGTCTCTGTCAATAGCAAATCGCACCCCGTCGAACTCCCACTCGGAGTCGTCCTGTCCAGTGAAGTCGCTGATTCCGTCGAGCGCCGCCTTGCACGATGCCGCAGCGTTGTCTTTGTCTCTCATTCGCTTGGTCGCCCAATAGAAGTCTAGCCGATAGCCTGCAAACGCCTGCGGGTCGATCTGCTGAAAGGCATCTATTGCCGCGCCCCGCCGAGCCGCTTTTTTATGTGACGCCTTGACGGACCAGTGAACGCGCGAGTTAGGCGAAAGGTTCCGGCTTGGCAGTGGTAGTGTGACTGTTTTACTCATGGTCTTCAGCCTCCGCCTTCATGCGTTTGTCTAGTTCTTCGCGCCCAATACTATATTGACAGCCTCCGTGGTAAAAATCGCGCTTTACCTGCCGCTCAAGCAGCCATTCAAAGCGTTTGGCATCCTGGCCCTCGTCTTCCTTCCAGTGTTTCAATAATACTTCCGCCCAATGTGCGCGAGCATCTGCCTTGTCAACTTTCAGCCGCATTTCGCTAATTGCATTGACCAGCGAGACGAACTGCTTTGCAAGTTCGGTGTTTTCAAGCTCTAAGTTTCGTGCAAATGATGGCCGGACGTAGGAATAAAATAAGCCATTTATCTCGGCTGCATCTGTTTTAGGTGTGTCGCTCATTTGACAGCCTTTCTATGTGCCGACCGTGGCAACTCGCTTGTGTCCCATCCTCGCGCATTGAATCGCTGCATGAGTGTCCATCGCGGAGTACCAAAGTATTCTGATACGTCCTGCCGATGTACGCCGTCCATTATCATTTGCCAAGCTTCGAGCGTGTCCTCGTCTTCGGTTACCTTGCAGTCAATTCCGCCTCGCACCATAAGTTTCGGCTTCTTATCAAATGCTTCCAAGTCTGCTTGGATCTCTTCCGGCGTCTTCATTGAGAGCATCGGGTCATTAACTCGCTTTAAAAAGTGCGCTGCCTCGCGTCCCTGCTTGATGGTTTCAATCCTGCTTAGTAGCTGGTCGCTATTGCGTCCGAGCATGTCGTCGATTTCTTTGTAACTTTCTAGTAAGTGGCTCATATTATTATACTTTGATTTGTTGATAGATGGCGAATATCGCAAATGATAGCGGCATGCCGAAGATTGTGTATATTAGTGTTTCGAACATCGTATTAGCTGTTGATTGTTAGCCCGTGAATGGCTGCGAATTTCTTAAGATTCTCTATAACCCCGTCTTTTGTTTCTCTGTCATCGTGGCAATGCTGCAAGGCGCTAATGTGATTTACGCTGATTTTAGGGAAAAAACGCTCTTGAATGTGGCGAAGTGTTGTCGTGCCTTCTTCAAACCTTGGCTGGTAGTCGTCATCAGTAATGCAGCAACCGATAAGGCAGGCGTTTGTGTTGTCTTCATTCCGATAAACGCAATGGTCATCCTCTGTGCATTTCTCAAAGCTTGGCTGGTTAGCCCATGCCCATGCGCGGTCGAATACGCCTTGCAGCGTTGTAGGTGTTGGTTCTGTTATTAGTTTTTTCATGACCTCGAATCTACCCCCTCAAATAACCGTGTCAATACAATATTAAAGTATTTCCTTTTTTTATTTCGTGGCTCGCAATTTTTAGATATTTGCCCTCATACCGGACCAACAAACGAGGCGTGACATCGGCGACCATCTGCCCGTTACAACGCTCTAGCATGTCAGCCACGCCATCGTAAATCGGCAGCGCGCGATCGGATAACCATTTGCGCGCCGTTGAGCTTCCGTAGCCTTCATGGTCAATTAGAAGCCACTCCTTGACCAGCGTGAGGCCGCAATGATATTCAACGCGCACCGAGTCAGGTTTGCCCGCTTTGCGATGTAGCCGCAGTGTGACAGCGTTTACAGTCATCCAGCGAGGTTCATTTAAAAGCATCCCTGCCGCAGCTTTATCGCTGTGCATTTTGCGTTCCTTCTCCTCGGCGACTGCAAACATCTCGCGCTGCACTGGTGGTATGATCCACCCGCAGGCTGGACAGCATTTGACCGCGCGGCTGAATACGTTTTCGCATTCATCGCAGGTCGCCAGCTTTATCTCGATGCCCTCGTCCATGTCGATAGGACCGTGCCGCATGATGTTATCACCATAGTCGAGCACCATACAATTTGCCTTGCCGTCAAAGAGCCTCAGCCCTCGCCCTACGGCCTGCACCCAAAGCCCCTTACTCTGTGTCGGCCGGAGCATTGCAACGCAGTCAACGCGCTTTGCGTTGAAGCCTTCAAAAAAGCAATCAACAGAAAGTAACCATTGAATGCGTCCAGCCTTGAAATCTTCGACCAGGCGTGTGCGGTCCTTAATCGGCGTTGATCCAATAATGAATGGAGCATCAATGCCATATTTTCGAAGCTCTTGCGCGACGTGGTGACAGTGTGAAATGTCGATGCAAAACACGATAATGCTCTTGCGGTCAGTCGCTCGCACTTTGGAAACAATATCCTTGACCGCCTGCGCGACGACATCGCCTCGATCTACTCGAAGCGCAAGGTCTTTCAGATTGAACTCTCCGGCCGTCTTCTTGACGCCCTCAAGGTCAAGCGCCGCATGATCGCCGTTTACTGTTACCAGTGGCGAAAGGTAGCCATTGCGAATCAGGTCGCCGAGGTTTGCCTCGTAGCAAATATGATTAAGGATGTGGTCCTTGTGACAGATCGGACCGCTTCCCATTCGATAAGGTGTGGCAGTCAATCCGATGACTCGCATCGTCGGGTTGCGCTCTTTCATAGCGTCGATGAATTTGCGATATTTGCCCTCGCCCTTGACTGGTATCCGGTGCGCTTCGTCAATCAATAGCACGTCCTGCGGTGGAAACTCGTCGGCACGTTTTGCCACGCTATCAATTGACGCAAAGGTGATCGGCTTCAGTGTCTCGCGCCGCTTGAGGGACGCGGCAAAGATCCCGATACTAAGTGAGCCGTCGAGGTCTGCAAGCTCCTGTGCGTTCTGTTCGACTAGCTCCTTGCGGTGTGCTAGGACCATGACGCGCATATGTGGACAGACTTCGAACCATTGCCGGACCAGTAGAGCCATGACAAGACTTTTACCGCTTCCAGTTGGTAACACTATCGCAGGATTGTCGTCGCGGTCGCGCAGTGCTGCGTTGACGGCTGCGATGGACTCGGTTTGGTATGGTCTAGGTGTTAGCATTCCTCTTGATCGTTATCTACTATTTTCATGGAAAACTTATCTGGTTTAATATAATCGAATTGAAGGGCATCAGCACCATCCATTGCCATTTTTATGACAACTGTAAGGTGAACAAACTCCTGTATCGAAATACGACTTGAAAGAATTTCGGCTATCTTTTTCCCTGCTAGGTTTGCTTGTTTAGATATTTTCATAATTTATTCCTCTCTTTGGCTGCTCTGAATATCTGAACAAATGTTCGTTTATTGCGATTCATATTCCTCCACTCGCGCATTGATGCTTCGCTGTGAAGGGTGAATGCTTTAAACTTTCGCACATCGCGCCGATGCTGTCGGAATAGTAGATAGGCGAAAAGTGATACTGCTGTGATAAATAATAGATAAAACATAATAAAAAAAAGGCGTCGGCTGGAGTTTTTGTCTCTGGTTATATGCACTTAGCTTCCGGATTAACCTGCACCGGATGCACCGACTTTGTTGATGGTTAGAGGACTGCGACCGTTACGGCTGCTTTACGCGGCGTGGTGGTAACGTATTGAGCAACGCGATCAAACTCCATCGGGTCCGATTCGCGCAGAGCTTCATAGGCTTTCTCGTCGAGTGTCACCTTGACGGTTTCTTTGCGTAGCTCGTCCGGCAGGTTTTCAATGCCGCCGACTTTGTAGGTCAACCCTGTCTTGAGCGTCAACTTCAGACCGTTTCCAGTCTTGATCGTTTGGCTACCAGACTCGGCCGTTTCGTATTGAGCGATGATTGCTTCCTCGGCTGCGATGCGAACCGCTTTGGCGTTTGCTTCGTCGGTCCTCGCGTTAACTAGATGCAATGCTAGTGTATCAATGTCCATAGTATTAATTTTCCCAAGGCATTTTTGCTGTTGCGGCTGCCGCTGGTGCGGCAACAGGTGGAGGTGTCGGAGCTGCTTGTGCTGGCTCGGCTACGTGCCCCTCGATAGGCGAGTATTTGACGATCTTATTTTTCGTCGCATCCTTCTTATCAATCGTCAGCTTGGCAACAAATGGAGTGCCGATCAGCTCGTCCGTGTCTTGCGCTGTTGGCTTGCCTAATGCAATCCGTAAGGAGTGGAACTCTGATTGGCCGATCTTCTGCGCTACCTCGTTACTGTGTGCGAGGTTGTACCATACAAAGACTTTGCGGCCCTTGTGCGAGTTGTCCGAGACAGAACCAAGAACTGAGAACTGAACACTGCAACCAGTACCCTGCTTGTTTTTGGTTTCCTTCAACTCCGCCTTTTCGACCTCGACGTAATACTCGCCTGCTGGAAGTGGTGCATCGTCGTTGCTGTTTTCAGTGTACTCGTCGGCATTAAAGCCGCCCATGATTTGTGATAGATCTGACATATTTTTTAGTTCCTTTTCTGGTTTATTATAATGCGGCCGCAGTAGCTACCGCGTCCATGAATGCTGAGTATTCGAGAGGTAGCTTGTAAGGCAGTCGCCCGTAAACGCCACGCCCTCCGCCGGGGTGTCCTGGTCGCTTCTGCGTGAACAAATAGCGTTTGCCAGTAAGATCCTTGCCGATCTTCTTTTCTTTCTTGAATCCGACTTCCTCGGTAGATACGATGTTTTCACTATTAGCAAACAGAATCGCATCGGCCCAACGCATGAGAGCAAGATTGCACTTTTCTTGCAGGTCGAATTGATACTGATCGAAGCTTGAGCCGAGCGGATCGTCAAAGCGTTTCACCTTCACGTGTCCAATCAGAATGACCGAGATGCCCTTTTGACGGAGCATGTCTAGTCCTTCCATTAGGTCGCGAAGCTTGCCGACTGTGGCGATGTAGCCCTTCCCAAAGCCCTTCTGATACTCCTCGATTGAAGCCACGCCATCCTCTTGGCAAAGCTTCGCCCAAATGACAGGCTCAAGCGCCGAGACTGAATCAATAATGAGCGTTTTGTATTCGTGCTCCTCTTTGATCAGTGTCGTCACTGCGCCGAGCACGTCGTCAAATGTTTCAGCCCGTGGAAACTTGGCAACGTCTAGATCGTCTACGCCTTCCTCGCCCTTGATCGGCAGGAAGATAGGATTTTCTGCACCAGCCGCAAAGGTAGATTTTCCAATCTTCTCGACGCCCAGTAGAACGATGCGCGGTGCTTTATGCTCGACGCCTTTCTTGATTGATGATAGGTCGAAGCTCATTAGTATTTGCCCCCCTTGTCGTCAGGTGTAATCGTAATTTCGGCGTTGTCGCCTCGTTGCGATAGGACGGTGAGCCGGAAAGCTCGCACGTTCGTATGTGTTTCCAGCTCGTCGAGGATGCCCTCGATTCGCGCTTCCGCATTGCGGATATGTTCTTTTGTTGTACTCATATTTATTCTCCTTTGGTTTCTTGTTCTTGGCACAGGTTGCCGCATCGTGCGTAACCTGCAATGTCTGTCCAATTGTCGCGCTTGCTCTGATGTGTCTGGCGTGACAACTTCAGAGCAATCATGCAGCTTGCGACATCTTGAGGAAGTATTGATAACTGTCCATCTTTAATTCGTGTGTTTAGAATTTGCTCCCACATGATAGCAGTCCGACGGAAGTCCTGATCCGGTGGTCCATAGTCCGCCATGCGATCTCCGCCAGTGATGCGCAGGGCTTCTTCAAGCACGTCCTCGGCGACTGGTTCCGCGTCTCCTGGTGCGTTCCAAGGCAACTTCTCGCCCTCTTCGACCGCTGCTTGAAGACCATTGCCATTGCCTGATTGATCCTCTGGTGCGCCCTCGGTGAAGTAGGTGCCATTTACAAGTTGATCGTAAATGGTCGACCATAGACGATCCTCTGCTTGTGGGGTTTTTCCCCAATCAAAACCGCGCAAAATAGCCCCTAACAACCCTGGAGTAGTTGATTCGTTGTAATAGTCAAGATCGTAATTATCAATAGCCAGCTGGCGATGCTCAGGCTTTAGTTCTTCGTAGTATTCTAGTATAGTTTTCATTGTGTGTTATTGGTCTTTTACAAATGCGCCGTCAATCATTTTTCCGGTGCGAGATTTAATTACATTGTAAGCAGTTTCAAGGCAGTCCTCGAAAGGAACGCCGATGATGTCAGCCATTAGGATAAGGACGACTGTGCAGTCTCCGATGGCGTCGATCTTCTCGTCGTGGTCGTTATCAATTACTGCTGAACGCAGTTCATATACTTCCTCAAATAGCTTTTCGAGCTGCGCCTTTTCGGTCGCTGCGCCGTTCGGCCCTGTGATGCCCTTTGCGATGCCCCATTCGCGGACCGCTTTTATTGTTTCTTGTATTTCCATATTCTTCTTTCTTTTTCAAGTGTGATTGTTATCTGAAACAATTTGTTTTATTGTGTGATTTATCGGAATCATCCTGAGCGGTTTATTGTCCTCTAATTCTCTGTTATTTTCTTTTAAAAAATCCTCTAACTCTAACATGCTCTTTCTTCCAAGGCCTCTTATCGCCCTGATCCGCATGTGAGGTATTGAACATATTCTGTCAAAAGTTTCACATCCCAACTCTTCTAGCCCTCTTTTTAATCGTGCTGTCAATTTATCTGTTTCCATAGTTCTCGTTTTTGATTAGTAGGGAATATCTGTGTCCCTGATTTCGGCAGTATTGCCATAAATTATAACGCAGCAGCGATGCTCTGTGAACTCTGCCGCTGACCAGCCCTTGCCCTCCTGTGTGTGATCAGGCTTACCCATGCTCGATCCGTAGCAATCCTCAAACGCTTTTCGCACGTTGTCAACTGTTCCTTTCCACTTTTGTGTCACGCCGTCTTGCTGTAATGAAAACTTAGCTTCAAGGTTTGGACCTGTCACGCCGTTGACTTTTGGCTTTTCAACGCTCGGAAAAATCAAATCTTTCGAGTGTGTAATCAGAGCGTGCGAATTATACTGGCCTGCGCTAGAGTCTGGCCCATGCTGCCATACTACGCCATCGTGAGAGGTGAACTCGATAACGTCCGATCCGTCTTTGTTTTTGAGTGAGTCGGTCGGCTCCGCAAAATTGATTAGACCAGGCAGGAATAAATGATGATCGCATACCTCGGTGGCATCGTTATCATGCTTTGCGCAGTTCCAGACTCCATCGGCGACAGGTGAGGCGTGAACGCATTGACGGCAGCTCAAGGCC